TGCTTTTTTCAATCGTATTATTTCTTCTGGGGCTGCCTGAGCAACCATTCGACCAATCTCAGAAGGATTCTCTGCCTCTACAATAGACTTAACAAACTTGTTATTAAATCTGTTTGCTCCCATTTTACTAAAAGTTCTGGCTCTCTTGTACGCCTTCTCTATATTTCCAGGATACTTAGCAGCAGCGTCGTCAAAAGACTTTTGAACTTGTCCTATTATTTCAGGCAGTCTTACTTTAATAGGGCCAGAGAATGTCTTATCTCTCTGTAGTCTTTTAAGTTCTGACAACAGTTCATGCGTGTCTCTGAAAGATAATTCTTTTGCTCCTGATCCTACGTCACTAAGTAATTTAACTCCTTGACCTGTAGGGTCTACAGTACCTCTGGTTTTCATTTCCTTGACGATAGTCTGCATATCTTTTCTTACATCTCCTAAAGAAACAGGACGTTTAAACTTAGCTACTTTTCCTGCTGGTTGTCCAGCCCTTATTGCAATCAAATCTGCGCCAGTTAAAACATCTTCAAAACCTTCTGGAATTTTCTCTGCTGTAGACTTTGCTCCTTTTTGTTTGGCAACAAACTGAACCGCTTTATCAAGCTCGTCAAACATCACCCCTGACGCTTCTCCATGCAATCTTTTACCATCTTTAAGAGCGTGTCTGACTAATCTAGCCATGCCAGCGTTTTCTAAAGATGCTCTGGAAGCCCCTGCCATATCAGCAATAATATCGTCATAGTATTTAACAACGATGTCTGCTTGATCTGAAGCAAGTCTGTCAAACGGCCCTGCGGATAGTTTCGATCCTCGTAGAAGCTCACCTAAGAAAGAAACTACTCCGTTGTCTACCATTTGATCTAAAGCAAGAGTAGACCCTTCTTTCTCTAGTATTTCCTGTAGTTCCTTAGAACCTTCTTTTGGTTTAAATTTTATAAGACTGAAAAGTTTAGAGCCTCCTTTTACTAAGCTGTTGCCTGCTACGTCCCACATAGCCTCTTCACCGCCTGCTCGTAAAGCACCTGCTAAAGAAGCATTAAGTTCTGCATCGTTAGCTGCGTTTCTTACTTGTCTTTCTCCCTCGTAGCCAATAGCGCCTCCCGTAGCAGCTTTCAAAGCAGATTGAGTAAGACCGCCAATAGCCCCTCCTATTTTCCTTCCTGTTTCTACTCCTTGAGGGGTTCTGGTTAAAAGACCCGCTGCAATAGCACCGCCTGTCTGTCCTATCCTAACTCCTTTATCAACTCCCCCAACAAGAGGTGCTGCTGCTCCTAAAATACCCTGTCCTATCTTTGACATTTCTTCAGCAACAGGCAACGCTTGAGGAGAAGTCCTGCCCAGTGCTTTATCTACGGCATCTGCTCGGGCTAAAGCATCTGGTTTGGCTAACAAGTCCTCAATGATTAACAAATCTTCTTGACTGTACATAGCCTGTAAAGTTTCTGCATCGAAATTAGATAAGGCTTCTTTTAATTCTTGTGACATTTATTTACTCCTGCGCTGCTTTAGCAGCAGCTACTATGCGATCAGCAGTTGCTCTTGCTTCTTGCTGTTCTACCGTCATGTTTGAGTTGTCTGGGACAGGCGCTATTGATCGCGTAGCGTCTTTGTCAAAATAAGCTGAAATATCTAAACCGTTTTGCTTTAATAGCGTAAAATTCATTTCTTGACTGTCGCGCTCTCTTTGAAGAATCTGAGCAATTTTTGCTTTAGCAACAGCGGGTGATGTTTCTCCACTAAGTATTCCTTTACGGAGTTCTCTAAGTTCTGAAATAGCAGCGGCAGCGCCTGTAATATCGTGACGTTTTTGGTTGAAGTAGTTTTCTAAATCTCCAAACAAAAGTCCTTGCTCTCCTGCAAATTCTTGCAAATCTAAACCAGTTCTATTCTTAATAAAATCGTTTAAAACGTCTCCTCCCAGTCCTGAAAAACTGCTTAATGTTCTTCCTGTTCCAGCAAGCCCTTTACCCAAGAAACTGAGATAGGTGTCTATGCTTTCGTCAGTTATTCCTTCTAAAACTTTTAACTTACCTCTAGAATTTATAATATCATCACGAACAGCCCTAAATTCTTTAGCAGTAAATCCAGAAATATTAGAGGCTACGTCTTCTGCTGTACGGCCTGTCATCGTGAGTTGAGCATCGTCAGGCAGTGTGAGAGGCTGGCCTGTTTCACTAAAAGCATCGCCTTGTTCGTTAAATTGTACCATTTGAGTTTGCGTATTACCTGCGGTGTCTGTGTAGGTAATGTTTTTAAGCGTTCTTTTTTCTTTTTCCTCTTTCGCAACAAACTTGTCTACGTTTTCTGCGGTAATAGCACCAGACATTACTGCTGGGCGTAGTCTACCACCTTTATCGCCATACTCTAGTTCTAAAAAGTCAGCTAAAGAACTTCTCTCAGCTTCCTGTTGATCTGTAATTGCCTGCTTCTCAGCCCTAACCCTACCTTGCTGTGCAAACTGCGCCACCAGTGCAGATTCTTTTTCTGGAGCATACTTGCGTACAATCTCAAGAAGCTTAGGCTGGTCTGCTGGGTTGTTAATGTCTAAGCCCTGCATAGCTACTCTAGCCGCTTCTGGGTTAGTCATTGTATCAGAACCAGTAAGAGCGCCTATGCCTCTACGCAGCCCTGTACCTGCTGACTGTGCAGCACCTAGTATAGACTCTCTGTAAGAAGACGGAACAGCTTTCTGAGTAGGCTGAAACAAGCCTTCTGTGAGCATTCCTGTTAAATCTGTTGGTTGTGCCATTGTTCTGTCTCCTTAATTAAATAAATCAAACATAGCTTGTTCGCGCTGTTCGTCTGATAAAACATCTACTTCTTCAGGCGTTAAAGTATAGTTTGGTTGCTCTGGTCTGCTTGAAAACAAACCACTTAGAAATCCAGGTAATCTGTCAATAGTAGGCTGAACAATACTACCTAAGAAACCACCACCAAAGCTACCAGTTAGAGGGTCTTGTCTACCTGCTATAGACGCTAATAAGTCTTTGTTAAGCTGTAGCTGTGCTTCTTGAGACAACTGAGTACCTTGCAACAGCGCCTCAATACCAGCCAATCCAGACTTAGCACCTAACTCAGCACCTGTTCTGCGACCAATATCAGCATATCCAGCAGGAATCTGACTAGCCTCTAGCAACGACAGTGCTTGTTGCTGTGGCATGTAACCAGCACCTAACAGACCACCAGCAATACCAGCAGCTTGTTGTTGCTCTGCTAATGCCTGCTGTCTAGCACCTACGTTAGCCCTTGCCATAGCCTCCTGTCGTGCAGTCTCCATAGCCAGTAGCTCAGGTGATGCACCGCCATAGGCATCAGAGGACAGTCCTAATCGACCTTGTGACAGCATACGCTCTTCTAACGCTAGACGCTGACGTTCCTCTTCAGGACGTTGTGTGGCTCTAATGTCTTCGTAGATGCCAGCCTGTACAGCAGCAGGGTCAGCCTGTAGTTGACTGAAGAACCCACCAGCTTGTCCCATGATTTGATTCTGTAAAGCCTGTTGCTCTGGGCTTAGTTGTGTAGTAAAGCCACCAGAGGGGTCTGTGCCAACACGAGCCAGGTTACTAGTGACAGTGTAGGGCCTAAACGCTGCTGTTTCTGCACCACGCTGTCCTACCTGCTCTGCCATCTCTAAACCAGCACGACCTACCTCGTAAGGAGCAGAGATAGCTTCTTGACCTAGATAAGCCTGTCCAGCAGTGCCTAGAACATTCTGTAAGTCTATACCGCCTCCCAATAGACCACCTAGAACGCCACCTAAAGCAACCTCACCAGCGCCTACTGAGCTAGGTGCAGAAGGTATGCCAGTAAGTCCTACAGTGGTAGGAGCAGCTACAGGAGCCTGTGTAGGCAGTGTAGTGTCAAAGCCTGTGGCTCCGTAGGGCTGTGCAGCAGCTATAGCAGCGCGTGGGTCGTTAAGACGGTTAGCAGTGCCACCAGCAAACATCGTAGGCTGACGAAACATCTGATCCTTTAACATAACCATTAGTACGATCCTCCAGTAATTGTATCAGCCGTCAGTGTGCCTGTGACGTTTACGGTAGCGGCTGTAACAGTACCAGTAAAAGTAGGACTAGCAGAGTTAGCCTTAGTAGCCACTGCTGTCGCAATGTTGTTGTATTCAGTGTCAATCTCTGTGCCTCTCACAATCTTAGCAGCATTACCAGAAGGAAGAGAATCCTTTGTAGCAAAGTTAGTTGTCTTTGTGTAATCAGACATTAGATAAGTCTCCCTAATAGAGCGTGTATGTCAATTTTTTGAATAGAAAATGCAGCACCATTTACTTCTGCTTCGATACCAATAGTTACTACCTCACCACTACCGCTGGTATTAACCTTTGGCGTGTTGATTAGAATAGAGGAGGTGTACTCTGCTGTAGTGTTATACTCAGAAACACCATACTCACCAATGTTGCTAGAGCCGAATGTAAACGCTTGTTTAGTGTAGTTTGCTGTGTAGTCATAGCCCCAGTTCAATGTAGTAGGTGTGTTCTGTCCACCAATGATAGTTAAGTTAAACTTCTTCAAGAACTTCAGATTAGAAGTGTTGCCAAAGTCCATAGCATTGCTAAAGTATCTCAACTCGTACTTAACAGCACCGTCCATAAAACCTTTGTACTCTGCTATGCCGCTAGAGATACCAATGTATATCTCACCATCTTCTAACACAGCAAACGACAGAGGATACATACTAGACCAAGTAGTAGCGCGGTGAGAGCCATCTTCTAAAGGTGTCCGCATATCAAAGCAGTACACAGTGTTGCTGTCTGGTAGCGTCAACAAGTAGAAAGCGTTATCAGAACTATACACAGATTTGATAGCGTTAGTCTGTAAAACTACCAAGCTCATTAAGTCAGTGCGTACATTCTTGCTGATGTCGCGCATAGGCATAGACTTCTCTTGTATAGTCCTGCCAAAGCTGCGTACACCAGCGTCTGACAAGAATATAATGTCAGTGCCTGTGTGCTGTACTGAGTCACGGGCTATACAGCCAACGCCTTCTATGGTGTCTGTAAGCGTCATAGAGGCAGGAGAGGATGCACCAGAGTACACAAGTATAGACTTCTTACCAAAGATGATTAGGAAGCCATTGTGAGCCGCTAAAGCCGTTATCTCGTCAAAGCCTGTAGGCCACACCAGAGTAACGTCTAACGAGCCTGAAGCACCACCTGTCCAAGCATGGCCGTTAAGCGTGTCAGACCAGTAGACAGTGTGCTTATCGCCTGTAACATCAGCTACAAATAACTTACCGTAGGCTGCTAAGACTTCGTTGCCCTGTGGGGCAGTGCCTGTGCTGTGACTATGTGCTGACATAGTTTCTAGTACAAAAGAGCCTGACTCGTCTGTGCCTATCAGTGGCTCATGGTCTCTCTGGAACATGTATACATGATTGTTTAGTGTTACTACTTTCCAGTTGTTAGCGGTAGGTGTGTAACTACTAGGAGTAATGTCTGTTAAGGTTGAAGTGCCTTTAAATACTTTAGCGTTACCCGCTGACAGTACAACCTTATCGCCAGAGGTGTCAATAAACTCGTACATGGTCTCAATACCACGGCTACTCCCTAGTACAGAAGAGCCATTAGTAGAGACAGCTTCCCAACCCTGACGCGCACCAATACGGCCTAGCTGGTCAATAACACAATTGTCTGCAACAGAGGCAAACGAGGGATTACCACCTACTGGAGAATCCTGTGTGTTAAGACCAAAAAAGCCTGGAGCAGCTACTGTAATGTTCTGTAGTTGTTGTGCCATTTACGAATACCAGATAGTTTCTTCAGGATGTTGAGCAGCGTCAATAGCAATAGCATCTGCCAAGGTATTATCAGCCAGTGCAAATAACTCTGCTGCGCTAGTGCCTCCAGTCTCTCCACGCTCTCTAGCACCTAACGCAGTAGCTAGTTGTATGACAGGAGAAGGAGGAACTGCCAGAGTTTCTGCATCTTCTGTAAAGTCTGAAGTACGCAGTACCACGTTAAAGCGTAACTGAAACACTCCGCTAGGCTTAGGGTAGACATCAACAGCATTGTCACCGTTAGCGTCTACACCGTTGAAGCTGTAGAACTGTGGAGAACCAATAGGTGGTGTCTCAATCAAGAAAGCATTGTCCATCCAACGTGAAGGACGGTACTGCATAAAGAAGTCTGAGGTGTCATTAATAACATCTAGCAGCTTCATCCTGTTCTGTGAACCCGTCAGCACATAGTTAAACGTGTCTGTTGTAGTTGATACAGTTAGTGTAGTACGGAGAGCAGTCCAATCGTAGGAGTCTTCTACGGTACGTTTAGCATCATTGACAAACTCACCAATAAGTTTAGAGTAAGAAGTCTGACCAACAGTAGTTACTTCGTCCTCCCGCAGTCTGCGTAATACGCTATTAACAAGTTGTAAGTAAGTCATTAGAAATTGTAGCTCCGTGGTTGTTGCTCGTAAATTGTGCCTTCAAAAAAGCCATCAGATTCCTCTGTAGAATCTGGATATGTTAGTTCTAATTCTAATTCTTGTGACTGATCAAAAGGACTGTTCAAGTCAATGTAGTCTAGGCGCTCTTGTGTGCCTTCTATTGGTGACTTAAACTTAAACAACTCGCCACCAAACAAAGCATCTGTTGTGCGTGTAGCAGAAGGCTGTGCTGCTGGTTCGCCTGTGTCTGATACTCGTGTAAACTGTAGACCAGGCTGATCTAAGTTGGGGTTGAAGTTAGGTGCGTTTAGTCTAGTGCTAGGCAGTGCTTGTCTAACAGCAGTGTCTAAAGCAGAAGCAGCATCTCCGACAGGTTGTATAACAGCATCATCAAAAGCTTTAGCTACTTCTCTAGTAGGCTGTATAACAGCTTGATCTACGGCTCTGCCGCCTGCTCTAACAACATCTTCAGTTGTTCTACCTGCTTGTCTAATAGCATCTTCAATAGGGTCTAAGGCGCTAGTGTCTATGCCTTCAACAAACTTAGCTGCGGCTGTGCCTATCTCTCCTATAGGACGTACAGCGGCTCTAGCAATATCTTCAACAATACCTAAGTCAACGTCCATACCGTCTAAGTTTAAACCACCGCCTTCTCTAACATACTTACCTAAGCCAGCAACAAGAGCCTCGTCAAAGTCTGCACCGCCAGCTAGTTTATCAACTACTTTGACCATACCTGCTTTAACATCATCAGCTTGGAATCTACCTAACAAGTCTGAGTCTACAGGAATGTCCTCAAATGCTTTGTCAAGGGCTTCGTTACCAAACTTACCTACAATAAAACTTGTAGGATCGCCCGTAGCTGCTGCGCTTAATAGACCAACAGAGTCAGCATATCCTAGACCTGCTATGCCTTGTCCTGCTATTGCTAAATCCTGAGCCGCTTGTCCTGCGGCCATTGCCGCTTCTGCTGTTGCTCCTGCGGCGTTAGCGGCGTTCATGGCTTGAGTACCTGCTTCAGCGGCTTGTGCTTCAGATACAGGAGCTTTAAGCATTCCGCTTTGTTGTAGCCCTGTCATAGCCAATGAAAGATAATCTCCACCGTGAAGAGTCTCTCCGCTTATTGCTTTAGCGCCTGTTATAAA